TACCCACGACCCAGTCGTGACTGCACGTGGGCCTGCGACTTCTTCTCCGTGTGCTCCATGTTCGACGACGGGTCGCGCGTGGAGGACATGCTCACGCAGTACTTCCGCGTCGCCGACCCGCTGGAGTACTACCAGACCGAGGTGCTAGGAGGTATTGAGTAACAGAGGACAAGGAATCGTCCCTGCTGGAGAATCAACCAGACAGCTTAAAAGGAGCTGAAGTGAAGTACGATCGTAAGGAACTCGTCAGAGCAACAGGTGGAGCTAACGCTGAATGGCATCTTCGCTGTCCAGGAATTGCTCGTCCAGAAGTGGGGCTTAGTGTCGGACCACACATTGCTCTAGTGAAGGATGTTGAGAGTCGTCATCTAGCGCATAACACCATGGGTACTTGCTTTCACTGCTCAGCACTTCTGCGTAGAAATGGGCTGTGATGATAAAGGACGAAGTCCTCTCCATCCTGATCCACGGCGACTCGAAGGCGGGCAAGTCCACGCTGACGTCGACCGCGCCGACGCCGATCCTCGTCATCGACGCGGAGGGGTCGTGGAAGTTCATCCGCGAGGCGGGCTTCCAGTCGGGCATCCCGCTGCGCCGCATCAACTGGGATCCGCTCGAGGCACCACCAAGGGTGGACGGCACATGGGACGTCTGTCACGTAAGCGTCGCCAACTGGGACACCATGCGGCGTGTGTACGCGTGGCTCACCCAGACGCCGCACGACTTCGTGTCCATCGTACTCGACAGCATCACCGAGCTGCAGCGACGCTGCAAGCAGAACATCTCCAGCGACGGCATCATCAAGGGCTACGACGGCTGGGGTGCGCTCCTCATCCAGATGGACAACCTCATCCGTGGCTTCCGCGACCTGACGCTGGCTCCCGGGCCGGTGCGCTGCGTCGTGTTCGTCGCGGAGACCCGCGAGATGTCGGGCAAGTGGCGACCGTACATGCAGGGCCAGATCGCGACGTCACTCCCGTACTGGGTCGACATCTGCGGCTACGCGTTCCGTACGCAGACCGCCGATGGCGACGGCAACCTAACGCTGTCCACGCTGAACCTCTACGTGGGCGTGCACCCCAGCTTCGAGGCCGGTGAGAGGGTGGCCGGCCTCGTAGGTCCCAACATCGTAGACCCACACATCGGACGCATCCTCACAACCATCTACCCCAAGACACCACAGACACAGGACGGAGCCAGCAGTGAGTGAAGTCGACTGGGCAGAACTCCAGAAGTCGGCCGCAACGGGCGGCGCGATCGCGGAGGGTGACTACCCGATGATCTGCATCGAGGCCGAGGCGACCGAGTCGTCGAACGGCAAGCCGATGATCAAGACGAAGTGGCGCATCACCGAGGGGCCCATGAAGGACCGCAAGGTGAGCACGCAGTTCGTCGTCTCCGCCGAGTCGGCGGTCGCACTGAAGATCTTCTTCCAGCACATGGCCTCGGTCGGTCTGACGACGGACTTCTTCGCCTCCGGGCCGAAGATGCCCGAGGTCGCGAGTGCGCTCGTGAACCGCGTCGCCGTCGTCACGCTCGGCATTCGTCCGTGGCAGGGCGTCGACCGCAACGAGTTCAAGAACCTGCGCGGCTACCCCGAGGGATCGCCGCTTCCCCCTGGCGCGGTCACGGGACCCGCGACGCGGATCGGCTTCGGCGGACCCGCGACCGCATCCCCGTCACCGATCGCCACCACGCCGACGGCACCCACCCCCGCAACACCCCCCACCGTGCCGTCGGCTCCTCCGTCCTCGCCGTTCTAGGCCATCGTCGAGTGACGGAGTAGAGGCCCGGGTCGGGCCCGCCACCCGGCCCGGGCCTCGTCATCAGAAGGAGTACGCATGGGAAAGATCATTGGCTACGGTAAGCTAGGACGATCCATGCCCCTCACACTCGACAAGTGTGGGAACCTCGGCGGTGACGTCGAGATGGTCGCGGTCGTCAAGGAACTCGCACTGCGTCATCCGGAGGACATCTTCATCCTCATCGGCCGCAACAGCGGCGAGCCTGGATCGACGATCGCACCAAACGTCATCAACCCGTGGAGCGACTCATCGTACGGGTGGAAGGCGATGCTCGACGAGGAGGTGGCGCGCCAGAACCTCAAGGGCGTCGTCTTGACGGCCGACCGTCAACTCAAGCTCGCAAAGATCTTTGACTCCATCATGGGCACGACCTTCGACAGCCTCGACGGCTTCGTCATGTGGGTCGGCCAGCACGGCACGTCGAACCAGCCGATCCCGAAGGTCGACGACAACACGAAGCTCACGAAGCCGCAAGACTGGTGTGCGTGGTACTCGGGCTGGATGCTCGCAGGTATCAACCGCTGGCGCGACGGTGACCCGTGGAACCGCGAGGAGGTCAACCTCAACGCGGACGCGCGCAACCGCCACAAGATGCGCGACCTCAAGTGGCCACTTCGCCATCCCATCCTGACCCAGTACGAGTTCCACCACCCGCTCAAGCATCATCGCTACGGTGACACGCTACCACCACAGTTATGGCACGGCAGTGCGTGGCACAATTATGCGAAGCAGATCGGACCCGAGACGTGGTACTCGACCGTGCAGAACTCCTACGCTCGACTCGAGATCAACGGCCTGTACCCGGGCACACCGTTCGGCGACCTCATCTCATTCAACGACGACTTCGGACGGCCCGGTAACTTCGGCCTGTTCGTCAACGAGGCGCGTGCGATCGGCGTCCGACCCGCGGTGGCGCGGTACAACGTTCTCCGCGAATACGTCTTGCCGCTCAACCCGCACTTCGTCCACGGCACGTGGAGCAAGGAGTCACAGGCCAAGCTGGGTCGTGAGATCTTCCCCGTCGCGTGGGAGAACTACTACCCAAAGCTTCACAGCGTGCTGTGCACCTTCACGACACCGTCGTCCGGCAGTGGCTGGGCCACGGCCAAGCCGTGGGAGGCATTCGCCGCGGGAACGGTGTGCTTCTTCCACCCGGAGTACGACACCCAAGACAACATCCTCGGGGACGCCGTATCGGAACTACGGCAGTGGCTCCGAGTGAGGAACTCGGACGAGCTCAGGGCTCGCGTTCAGCACCTGTCGACCCAGTCGGGCTACACCGACTGGCACTGGCTCGTGCATGCCCAGCGCGCCCACTTCGAGACCGCACTCGCCGAGCGCGACTACATGACTGCCATCGAACGGAGGCTCTACCCGTGAACCCGGCCATCGTCACCACATCCATTAACACGGCGCCACCCGCGTACGCCCAGTGGGCGCAGGCCGGCAAGCTGATCGTCGCCGGCGACCTCAACACACCCGACACGCTGGAGAACTACGTCCGCGACCTGGGCGGCGTCTACCTCTCGCCCGAGGCGCAGTCCATCTACGAGTTCAGCGCGACGATCGGCTGGAAGAACATCCAGCGTCGCAACGCGGCCATCATGCACGCGTACGCACTGGGCCACGACCCGATCGTCACCGTCGACGACGACAACTTCCCCGTGGGCGATCCCGTCGCATGGATGGGCGCGCACATCGAGGAGCTCGACCGCGAGCGCAAGATCGAGACCGTCGTGGGCTCTCGGTCACAGTTCCTCAACCCGGGCATGTTCTGCCTCCCGCGCTTCCACGGTCGCGGCGTGCCGTACGGCATCGACGTCAACTCGCCGGTCATCTACCCCGTGCAGCCGAGCTACCCACTGCGCGTGGTCGTCTCGCAGGCGCAGGTGCTCGGCGATCCCGACTGCCACGCGGTGGAGCGGATCGCGAACCACCCGGACGTGAAGGCGGTCCAGGCAGACGTCATCATCGCACCCGGGTGCTACGTGGCCTTCAACTCGCAGGCCACGGTGTGGAGTCGTGACTGGGCTCCGGTGATGGGAGTCCTCCCGGGCATCGGTCGGCACGACGACATCTTCGCATCGTTCATCTTCCACCGTCTCGCCGTCGAGTACACCGTGGCACTGCACCTCGGTCTGCCCGCCGTGAAGCAAGAGCGCAACGTCCACAACCTCGAGGCCGACCTGCGTGCGGAGCTGTGGGGCATGGAGCGCACCTTCGAGTTCACCCAGCGGCTGGGTGCGGCGCACATCTCACGGGACATGCCGATCCATCAGGCGTATGCCGAGCTGATCGAAGGCGCGTCCGATATGCTACCCGAGCAGACCGTCAAGTTCGCGAACGAGTGGGTTCGCGCGTGGAGGGACAGAGGATGAAGCGAGCACTGGTCACCGGCTCGGACGGCTTCGTCGGCCGGCACATGGAGGCGTGGTTCCTCCAGCACGGGTGGGAGACGAACATCTGTGACATCACGTACGACTTCCCCGTGCAGGAGTTCGTGCGGCAACCGCACCGCGCGAGTGGGTCGGGAGTCTTCCAGTTCAGGTACGACGTCGTCGTCCACGCGGCCGCGCAGGGTCCGAACCGGAAGGCCATCGACACCACGCCCAGCGCGTTCGTGTACAACACGATGCTCGACGCGCTGATGTTTGAGTGGGCGATCCGGACGAAGCAGCGTCGGTTCGTCTACCTCTCCAGCTCCGCGATCTACCCGGCGAACCTGCAGTGGGCGACCGCGCACGAGGACGGTCGGATCACCGACGGCATCCTCCTCAAGGAGACGCTGGCGGAGGGTGCGCCGTTCGACCACTACGGTCTCGCGAAGCTCCACGGCGAGCACATGGCCGCCTACGCGCGGCAGGCGGGACTGCCCGTCACCGTGGTGCGGCCGTTCACCGGGTACGGTAGCGACCAGACCATCGACTTCCCGTTCCGCGCGTTCGTCGAGCGCGCACGTCACAGGGTCGACCCGTTCCCCGTCTGGGGCAGCGCCCAGCAGGTTCGCGACTTCATCCACATCGACGACATCTGCGAGGCCATCATGGTTCTCGTCGACGCCGAGGTGACGCTGCCGGTCAACCTGTGCACCGGAATCGGAACGACCTTCGAGGAGCTCAAGCAACTCGTCTGCGCGGAGGCCGGCTACAACCCGGCGATCCAGGTGCTGAACGATGAGCCGATGGGTGTGCAGTATCGGGTGGGCGATCCGACCTTCCTCAACCACTTCTACGTGCCGAAGGTCACACTGGGCGACGGCGTGCACCGAGCCTTCCTGGGAGTATGACGATGATGGACATGCTGATCGCCATGATGGCGAAGCAGGCCGAGCTGCAGGCCCGGATCAACGGGTACGACATCGACCAGCAGGACGCGGCGACGCGGATCGAGAACATCAAGCTGAACGTCCTCGCCTGCACCGCTGAACTTCACGAGGCGCTCGCGGAGACCGGCTGGAAACCGTGGGCGACGTCGCAACACATCAACGAGGAGCAGTTCAAGACCGAGCTCATCGACGCCTGGCACTTCCTCATGAACCTCTTCCTGCACGCGGGCATGATGCCCACGGAGATCTGGGCGCGATACAACCTCAAATGGAAGATCAATATGCAGCGTCAGGAAGACGGGTACGACGGCGTGTCGACGAAGTGCCCCGCGTGCGGTCGCAACCTCGACGACCCGGCCAACCTCAACGTCGTGCCGTCACCCGGTGCGTTCGTGCCCAACCGGACCACACACTGCGTCTGCGGTCAAGTCATCAGTGTCGAACCGCTCTAGTGTAGAATCGAACACATGTACAGTGCGATCGACTGCCAGGGCTTCGCGGGCGGGTTCACGCTCGGCATGGTGCAGGCGGGCTTCAAGCTCGTCGGTAAGCGTGAGATGAAGGGTGGCTTCGGTGTTGCGAACTGCGAGGCGAATCGTCATCTTCTGGGTGGCGCGTGGACAGCTGAAGCGGTGGATCCCGCGGACTGGTCCGTTCGACCCGCTGACGTCGTCTTTGGAAATCCGCCGTGTTCTGGTTTCAGTGTCATGTCGGCCAAGGACTTCCGTGGAGCAGACAGTAAGATCAATCATTGCATGTGGGCTTTCGTCGAGTACGCGGCTCGCGTTCGTCCTCAGGTTGCCGTCTTCGAGTCGGTCCAGAATGCTTACACGTCAGCCGCTGGACACGATCTTATGCGTGCCCTGCGAGGTCGCCTTGAGGAGCTTACTGGAGACGTGTGGACGCTCCACCATGTACGTCATAACGCGATCGCGGTCGGCGGTGCGGCCATCCGACGACGATACTTCTGGCTTGCCACACGGGTTCCTTTCGGTGTGGAGCGCGAGCGACACCGCTCGCCACTTCTCAATGATGTGATCGGCGACCTCGCCAACCTCGGGCGGACGTGGCAGGCCCAGCCGTATCAGGCCCCGGCAAGCTGGTGGTCGGATAGTCGACGGTCGCCCAACGGCTCCGTAGATGGGCACATGGGGTTGGAGAATCCGCTGATACGGCGGATGACCGACCTGATGGCCGGGGTCGCCTGGGACCCCGGGATGTGCATCGGCGAGGTCGCCCGTCGGTACTGGGAAACGCACGGCAAGCTCCCGGACTCGTGGCAGGCGACGGCAGAGAAGGTCGTCAAGAACGACTTCCAGATGGGCTTCACCACCCCCGTGCGCTGGCACGGCGACAGGTACGGTCGCGTGGTCACGGGCGGCGGTCTCCACAACATCGTCCATCCGTGGCTCGACCGTACCGTGACGCATCGCGAGGTCGCGCGCATCCTCGGCTTCCCCGACGACTGGCGGATCTTGCCGCTTCGTGACGTGTCCGGCCTCAATATGACGTGGGGCAAGGGGATCACGGTCGACTGCGGCCGGTGGATCGGTCGCTGGATCTCACGTGCACTCGACGGTTTACCCGGGTCCTACGGTGGTAGTTCCATCGGCGACAGGGAGTATGACATCGACTGCACGAACGACTATGTTAAGCTGTAGCCTGGTAGAGTAGTCGAGTCGAAGATTTCTCAACGCAGGAGGATCGCAATGTCTGAGCCGATCGAGGCTCCCGCCAAGGGTCGTCCGCGTCCCGCGGCTACCATCGAACGTGATGGCACCGTGCTCAAGTGGCTGACCGAGAACCCGGGCAAGACCCGCGCCGAGATCGCCGCGGGCACGTCCATCGCGGGTAACGAGGTGTACCTCAGCCTCTACCGCCTCTCCCGCGCGGACCCGCCGGCCATCGTCAAGAGCGGCGCGAAGTGGAGCGTCGCCGGCGCGGCCGAGCACACTCCGGAGCACGCCGCCGCGTGACGACGAATCCATGATCCTAGTAGAATCGGATCATGGTACAGCCGACACAGCGCAGCGAGGGCCGATCGCCACAGCA